CTTGCGGACTTCGCGAGACATCTGCGCTGCGCTCGATCCGTCGCCCAGAGAGACTGTGATCGCTGCTTCCATTTCAGTGCGAAGCTGACCAGTGTACTTCCAGACGCGCTGTGAGAGATTCAGACCTCCGACTTCCTGCGTGCGTGCAAAGAACTGATCGATCGCTTCGCTGTTGCGCTCGAACCAACGCGCATAGAGCGAGCGATCTTTCAGTTTCCAACCGAAGACGGACTGGATCATCTTGTCGCATGAGAGATTAGCAAGTTCCCACTCTGCGATGCAGTCTTTCTTGATCTCTGCGTAGACTTGCGAGTAGAGCGAACGGATCACGCGTGACGTTTCGTCGCCTACGCGCATATTGTCCGCAAACGAGAATTTTTTGTCTGCTGTCAGATCTGGATGCTGTGAAGCGAGTTCCAGAAGACGCTCGACTGCGTTGTCATAGAACGCTTTGACGCGCTGTGCGTAGAGTTCTTGACGGACGTACATTCCCGCTGCGTAGCGATCGAGTATGATGTCTTTCTTGCTTGCCATACGAAGTTACTGGATCAAGTGTTACTGTGCGCCAGTCTGATCGTCATCTTCCTCTCCGAGTGCGAGAGCCTGACGTTGTGCCTGCGCGAAGATGTCTCTCTGTTCCTGCGTCCGCTTTTCAGAGTCTTCATCCAGACGCTTGATCTCGTTCTGCTTGTCCTTGATAAGCGGATTCTGCTCAACACCAGTCTCGACGGACATTGTTCCAGAGTCGATAGACTTAGCGATGTTCTCGATCGCTTCTGTGATGTCCTCTCCGAAAGGCTCTTGAAACTCATGCGATGTCTGCAAAGCTTCGCATTCCGCTTTCAGAGACACGTCCAGAACGTTTCCTATGATCGAAGCGCAGAGTCCTGCGACGCGATCAAGCAGTTCGTCGTGTACTTCCTTATGCTTCTGTGCCTTGATGTTGGCGAGAATCATCATCTGCTTCAAAGCTTTGCCAGTGACGTTCGAGAGAGACTTCATGTTCTCGAAATCGATGTTCGGTGTGAACGTCTTCGACAAGATGTGATTTTGCAGCCACTCGACTTCGTTCTTCTTAGACTCTGGTGCTGCGTCCCATGTCAGATAGAACGCTGCTTCCTCTGCCTTAGATCCAGTCTTCTTGACCAGAGTCTTGTTTTCATCATCCTTGTCTGGCATGTTCTTGATGATGTCAGCGTCCAGAATAAGCATAGGATCGCTGAAATAGTCGTTCGTGTCAGCAGTGCGCGAAGCTATGTATTCCTCGCGATGAATCATCTGCTCGACACCTTCCCACTCCTTGTCCTGCGTGAAGTAGATCACTGGAATCTTTCCGACAAGATTGTCTTCTGGAATAACTTCCCAACCGAGCGCAGTGCGCTTGCAGTGATACGTGACAGCGTCAGTGAACAGATCGACGTGATAGACGCTGTTTCCTGCTTCCTGCAAGTAGTAGCCCCAAGCGACACTGATCAGATTCTCGTACTGATCCCATTTCGTGTAGATCTCGTCGCCTTTGGACGCTGCGAGCACACGGATCTGACAGTCTGCCTTTCCTTCATCGTTGCGGAAGACGCGGAACAGCATAGCAGACTGCGTCTCTGATCCTGCAATACGCTTGCACTGACGGATCTTCGCGTTGAAGTGAGTGCGTTTCAGAAGATCAGTGAAAGCCTTGAAAGCTTTGTCTGTGTTCTCGCTGATCATTCCCCACTTGACGGCTTGTCCGTAAATGAAGACAAGCGCGATCTCGTTGATGAACACTGGATAGCTGATCGGAAGCTTCCAACGCTTGATCTTGCGCTTCAAGTTTCCGTCCTTGTCGAGAATGATCTTGTCCTCGCGTCTGTTGATCGCGTGAAGCTTCGGGTTATACTCTCGACGTGCGATCGCTGTTTCTTCCTGCTTGCTCTCCATTGATGCAAGTACGCGGCTGATGTCCTTTGACTCGATCAGCTGCTCAAAATCCTGCTTACGTCCGATCGCTGCGTTCAGCAGATTAAGAAATGAATCTACTACAATCATACTTTTGAATTATTTAGAATAAATTGTTGATGTTCTTAGGTATCTCGAAATCGTCTTCCTTGAAGTAGTTGATCGCATATCCGAGAATATCGACGAATTCGTCATGCGTCATCTGCGGGAATCCGCTTACTTGCGTTATGAATTCGTCGTTCCATGATCCTTCGACGATCCAGACGCGTCCGCACTCGATCGTAGGACTGACAGCATGAAGACGCTCTGCTTTCGAGTCCGTTGGCGACGGTGTTCTTGTCACGTTCAGTCCGCTGACAGCTTCGAGCGTCTGGACTACGCTGATTCCGTTCGCTTTCGGCTCTATTCGCAGACTGCTGTGAGCACTCGCGAGATTCGCAGACATGTATTCTGGAAGGAAGCGGATCAGATCTGGGAACGTCTTCCAGACTTGCATTGCGTTGTAGATGTAAATATTCGATCCGATCATGCACGCTGCAAGAATGCCAGTAGGATCGTTGTCTGTCTTCTTTTTCTTTTCGTCGTAAGCAGTATCGACAAAGAAGTGCATTGTCTCATTGTATCGCAGTGCGTTGAACTCTGCGAGCGAGATCTTGCGAAACCATGAGTCCTTGACGATATTGCCGCCCTCTGCACTCGGCTTCTGCATGAACTGTCCTGCATATCCGCGTGATCCGAGATCCGTCTTTGCTTCTGCGAGCACGTCACGATTCAGACGGATCGGATCAAGAAGACCGTCAACGTATCGTGAGCGCAGTTCAGCAGGCTCTACATCTTCGCAGTCTTCCGCAGGCAGATTGATGTGCTTGATCTTGTCTTTCTTCTTTGACAGCAGATAGCCAGTTACATCGTCTTGATGAAGACGTTGCATGATCGTGATCGTAGGTGTGACAGCCTTGTCTACCTTACGCGAAGACAGCGTCTTGACGTGATCGTTCGCTACTTTACGCATCTGATCCGACTCTGCCTGCTTCGGGTTGACTGGATCGTCGTTGATGATGATGTGAGCGTGAAAGCCAGTGATCGTAGATCCAGTGGAAGACGCGTAGCGGAAACCGCCAGACGTGTTCTCGTAGTTCTGCTTTCCAGACTTGTCATGACGGATCTCGACTTCTGGAAACAGCATCATGTATTTCTCCGACTGGATGATGTCTTTCGACTTCGTAGCATGATCCAGAGACAGAGCACTTGAATACGAGTTGCTGATGACGCGGATCGTAGGATCGACAGTCCAGAGCCATGCAGGGAACATGACAGTAACGATCGTAGACTTCGTCGTTGACGGTGGAATGTTCACTATCAGATCGTACAGCTTCGGCTTTCTCTCGAACACTGGCTGCGCAAGCTTCTGCAATTCCTCGCAGAGATAAGGAATATGCCAGTTGTAGACTGGATCTTCGTGAATGATAACGTCCCAGAACGTCTTCACGAAGTAGAACAAGTTGTTCCTGCATTCGTCTGCAACTGCACGTACAAACAGATCTTTCGTCAGCTTCATGTCTCGATCGTGTTTTAGTCTTCCTTGAATTCGTCTCGCTTAGTGATCATGCAGAGAACGAACAAGATCCCTGCAACGACTACTACTGCTTTCGCTATTTGAAGAAATGTCTCTATACTCATACTACTTCGCTGTTTGAATGATACGAAGGTGTGAACGTCCGCAAGATCTTGCGAGTCCGTTCGCGTAGTGGATCGCTGATGCTTCTTTCTGTGCCTTGAAGACATCGATCCAACCGCCCCCAAAAGCTGCTTCACGTTGTACTGTAAACATATCCGTATCGTTTTATTGTTTATTGTTGTTATTGTTGTCCTTGCTGCTGATGATCTTCTCTCCGATAGCGAGTACTGCTGCTTTCTGTTCCGCTGTGAGAGCGTCCAAATCGATCGACTGCTTCGGCATCAGATCGCGTCCGTTCGCGCCAGTTGCTTCGATGTTCTGACGATTCTTCCATTCGTCAGGCGCAAGATTCGTCAGAGCGAAGATCAGTGCTGCTGTGTCTGGCGGGTATCGCTTCGTTGTCACGCTCTGATTCTTGACTACGATCTGACTCGTTTTCGGATCTCGCATGTATTCCGTCTTCGTTTCGTCGTAGCTGAATCCGAGTGCCTTATCCCAGAGAGACTTCTGCAAGCGATCGACGATCGTCTTCTTGAACTCCGACTTTGCATTTTTTATAGCGTCAGCAAAGTCAGCTTTGTCTGGATCTTGCAGCCACTCGTAGAACGTTGTCTTCGTGATCCCTGCTTTCGCGACAGCTTTCTCCACAGTGTCGCCATTCTTTAGCGACTCTATGAGACCGTTGATCGTTTCTTCATCGTACTTCATCTTTGTATAAGATATTTAGTTATTATATATTATTCTACACTGCAACCTATATATTCGAAGCTTGCTGTTATGCGTGCGTGCGAAGTGACGTTCACTTGTCTGACTTTGCTCTTGCTGACTCCTGCTGCGCGTCCTATTCTTGTCGTGATCCAGTCCTTGCTTCTTGATCTGGAAATGATCATTGCAGGGTTTGAGGTCGTGCTGATGAACTTCTTTCCGTCCTTTGTGTACTTCTTAGCGATATAGTCGCTGAACGCTGATCCTATTCCGACTCCTTGATAGTCTGGCAGTACGACTGTTCTGTGCTCTCTCCAGAGATTCTTCGTCTTCGGGTGTGGAAAAGCCAGTACTGCGCAGAATCCTGCAAGCTGTCCGTTGACAGTAGCGAGATAGACGTGCGAAGCTTCGTTGAACGAGTGATTCAGATAGTGATACTTCCTAAATATTCGCCAGTAATGCTGTTTTTCCTTTGTCTCGAACACGTC